GTGCCCGATTTCGGCATTATCGAGGGGCCGTTCATGATCACCGCGATCGAATATGCCGGCAGCCATAACGGCGAGGCCACCTACGAGCTGTCCATGGCCTCGGCCGGCGCGCTGACCTTTACGGCGCTGTGATCATGGCCAATCCGTGGACGGGAGAGGTGGCGCTGGTGATCGACGGCGAGCGCCGGCTGCTCAAGCTGACGCTTGGGGCGCTGGCCGAGCTTGAGGCCGGCATGGAGGGCGACACGCTGATCGCCCTGGTGCAACGCTTTGAAAACGGGGAGTTTTCCTCGCGAGATGTGGCGGCGCTGATCGTGGCGGGGCTGCGTGGCGGTGGCTGGCAGGGGCGCGCGAGCGACCTGGTTACCGCCGAGATAGAGGGTGGTCCGATCGGGGCGGCGCGCGCGGCCGGCCAGCTTCTGGCGCGCGCTTTCGCCCAGCCGGGCGGCGGGGCTGAAGGGGCCGGAAACGGGGCCGGAAATGGCTGAGGCACCGCGCTTTGACTGGCCGGCGCTGATGCGGCTGGGCCTGGTCGGGCTGGGCCTGCGCCCGGCCGATTTCTGGGCTCTGACCCCGGCGGAACTGGTGGTGAAAATAGGCCTGGAAAATGGCCGCGCGCCGATGGGGCGCAGGCGCCTGGAAGAACTGGCGCAAGCCTTTCCCGACCGGGTGTCGGGGCTGAACGAAGGAGAGAGCGATGGCCGATCTAGGCTCGATTGACGGCTTTACCGACCAGGTCGATGCGCTGGAAAGCGCGCTGGAAGGTGCCGGGGCGATGGTGTCTGCCTTTGGCGGCGAGCTGCGCCAGATGCAGGCCAGCATGGCCGATCTGGGCAGTGATGTGAACCTGCTGAGCCGGGGTATTTCCAGCGGCCTGCGCAAGGCCTTTGACGGGCTGATCTTTGACGGGATCAAGCTGTCGGATGCGCTCAGGGGCGTGGCCGAGAGCATGGTCAACGCCACCTATAACGCGGCCATGAAGCCGGTCAGCGACCATTTCGGCGGCCTGATCGGCAGCGCGATTGGCGGGCTGATCGGCGGTATCGGCGCTTTCGAGCAGGGCGGGGCCTTTGTGCAGGGGCGGGTGACGCCCTTTGCGCGTGGCGGGGTGGTGTCGCAGGCGACGACTTTTCCCATGCGCGGTGGTCTTGGCCTGATGGGCGAGGCCGGGCCCGAGGCGATCATGCCGCTCAAGCGCGGCGCTGACGGATCGCTTGGGGTGCAGGCCTCGGGGGCGGGGCGCCCGGTCAATATCACCATGAACATTTCCACGCCCGATGTGGAGGGCTTCCAGCGCTCCCGCTCGCAGATCGCGGCGCAGATGTCGCGCGCGCTGGCGCGTGGCCAACGCTATCGTTGAGGAGGGTAAGAGATGAATTTCCACGAAGAACGCTTTCCGCCGAACCTGTCGTTCGGCTCGGTCGGCGGACCCGAGCGGCGCACCGAGATCGTCACGCTTGCCAATGGCTATGAGGAGCGCAACACGCCCTGGGCCCATTCGCGCCGGCGCTACGATGCCGGGGTCGGCCTGCGCAGCCTCGACGACATCGAGGCCCTGATTGCCTTTTTCGAGGCCCGTCGCGGCCAGCTTTACGGTTTTCGCTGGAAGGATTGGTCGGATTACAAATCCTGCCTGCCCAATGACGCCCCCGCCTATACCGACCAGGTGATCGGCATTGGCGACGGGGTGCAGGCGCAGTGGCAGCTGACCAAGACCTACCGTTCGGGGGCCCACGAATATGTGCGCCCGATCACCAAGCCGGTTGAGGGCAGTGTCAAGGTTGGTATTGGCGGCGATGCCAAGCAGGAGGCGATCCATTACCAGGTCGATCTGACCAGCGGCATCGTCACCTTTGCCAGCCCGCCCGACATTGGCGCCGAGATCACCGCCGGCTTCGAGTTCGACGTGCCGGTGCGCTTTGACATCGACCGGATCCAGACTTCGGTGGCTTCGTTCAAGGCGGGCGATGTGCCCAATGTTCCGGTGGTGGAGGTGCGGGTCTGATGGCGCTTGATCCCCAATTCCAGGCCCATGTCGAGGCCGGCCTGACCACCATTGCCCGCTGCTGGGCGCTGACGCGCACCGATGGCACCAGGATGGGCTTTACCGATCATGACCGCGACCTGAGCTTTGACGGGCTGGTTTTCAGCGCCGATAGCGGGCTGAGTGCGCGCGCGCTGATGCAGAGCACCGGGCTGGCGGTCGATAATGGCGAGGCGGTCGGCGCGCTGTCGAGCGCGGCGATCAGCGAGGAGGATATCCGCGCCGGGCGCTATGATGGCGCGGTGATCGAGGCATGGCTGGTCAACTGGGCCGATGTGAGCCAGCGCGAGATGCAGTTTCGCGGCTCTTTGGGCGAGCTGGTGCGCGCCGAGGGCGGCTTTCAGGCCGAGCTGCTGGGCCTGTCGGAGGCGCTCAACCAGCCGCAGGGCTTTGTCTATCAGCGCGCCTGCAATGCGGTGCTGGGCGATGGGCGCTGCGGGTTCGATTTCGCGCTGCCGGGCTATGTTGCCGAGCGCGCGGTGGAGCAGGTCGAGGACGGGGTGCGGTTTTCCTTTGCCGATTTCACCGGGTTTGACGACCGCTGGTTCGAGCGCGGCGTGTTGCGGGTGCTGAGCGGGGCGGCGGCGGGGCTGGTGGGCCATGTCAAGAATGACCGGCTGAGCGCCGGGGGACGGGTGATCGAGCTGTGGGCGGCGATTCGCGCGCCGATCGCGCCGGGCGATCTGCTGCGCCTTGAGGCGGGCTGCGACAAGCAGGCGCCGACCTGCCGGTTGAAATTCAACAATTTTCTCAACTTCCGCGGCTTTCCCGACATTCCCGGCGAAGATTGGCTGATGGCAACGCCGGTCAATAGCGCGGCCAATAATGGCGGGCCTTATGTGGCGCCGCTGAGCGGCAGCGGAGAGGGCTGATGGCGGCGCGTGGCGAGGAGATCGTGGCGCGGGCGCGGGGCTGGATCGGCACGCCCTATCTGCACCAGGCCAGTGCGCGCGGGGCGGGCGCCGACTGCCTGGGGCTGGTGCGCGGGCTGTGGCGCGAGCTGCTGGGCGCGGAGCCGGAGCGCCCGCCCGCCTATACGCGCGACTGGGACGAGCCGGCGCGCGAGGAGGTGCTGTGGCGTGCCGCGCGCCGCCATATGCTCGAAAAGCCGGTGGCAGAACGTGCGCCGGGTGACGTGGTGCTGTTTCGCATGCGCGCGGGCGCGGTGGCCAAGCATCTGGGCGTGATCGCCCAGGGCGCGCCGGCCGAGACATTCATTCATGCCTATAGCGGGCACGGCGTGGTCGAAAGCCCGCTTTCCGGGCCCTGGGCGCGCAAGATCGTGGCGTGTTTTGCCTTTCCCGAAAGGAATATCTGATGGCGACAATAGTTTTAGCAGCGGCGGGCGCCGCCATTGGCGGCTCGATCGGAGGTGGGGTGCTGGGCCTGTCTTCGGTATTGATCGGGCGCGCGGTGGGCGCCACTGTCGGCCGGGTGATCGACCAGCGCCTGCTGGGCGCGGGCTCGGAGCCGGTCGAGCAGGGCCGGGTTGACCGCTTTCGCCTGGTCGGCGCCAGCGAGGGCGCGCCGATTGCCCAGGTCTATGGGCGCATGCGCATGGCCGGGCAGGTGATCTGGGCGACCAATTTCGAGGAAATCGCCACCACCAGCGGCGGCGGCAAGGGCGCGCCGGCCAGCCCGCGCACCACCGAATTTTCCTATCGGGTGTCGATTGCCGTGGCCCTGTGCGAGGGCGAGATTGCCGGGATCGGCCGGCTGTGGGCCGATGGGGTCGAGGTGGCGCCGGGTGATTTCAACATGCGCGTCTACAAGGGCAGCGAAGACCAGCTGCCCGACCCCAAGATCGAGGCGGTCAATGGCGTTGGCAAGGCGCCGGCCTATCGCGGCATTGCCTATGTGGTGTTCGAGGATCTCGACGTGACGCGGTTCGGCAACCGGGTGCCGCTGTTCAATTTCGAGGTGATCCGCCCCGAACAGCCCGATGCGCGCGCCGAGATTGCGCGTGGCACCCGTGCGGTGGCGATCATTCCCGGCTCGGGCGAATATGCGCTGGCCACGACGCCGGTT